TGATTTTGTACTATGGAGTAAGTGATGAGGTTTTTTGATTGTGTAAAATGTGAAAGTAAGAACGCATATAATTACCATAATTCTTATTCTAACATTTGCGAGAGGTGCTACATAAAAGACTCGTTAAAATTACTTGGTCTTAACATGGTTATTATAAGCTTAATGTATTTAATTTTAAAATAAAATAACTCGAATTATATAAAGGATGAAATGGAAGAAAGTAAAAAAGTAAGAACTGAGTTTGTATTGGTTAGTCATTTTAATGATACCACCTCAGATGATTTGAATATTTGCCAGAGTTACGATGAGGCGGTCGAATATCTCAATAAAACCGACTACAAGGCTGACTGGTTTAGCATTGAGAAGAGATTTATTAAAATAAATTAATTCATATTATTTAGGAGAAGCAAATGGATAGCTGGAGCGAATTTACGAGGTCTGGGAAAGGTCGATCTGCAAAGAGTATTGCGGTTAACTTGATAGATCGCAGATACATAAAGGTTAGCGATCCTAAATTTGGCAATGATTCGGTTGTTATTATGAGAGAATCAGATTTAAAGGAAATGGAAAAGCATTTACAGGCTTATAAGATAGCCTTTGAAACTACAAAAGATTTACATACTAGCTTAATAGAATTTAGGCAGTAATCAATCTAATTTAGAATGTAATTTTTACACTGCCTTTAATGCAAAATATTGCGCATGGTATAACGAATATATGGAATACAAAAACAAACCTACATTAAGACAATATAACTCAGCTATTAACAAGGCTAAAAAATTCGTTAAGATGCGAAACGAATTAAGATATGAAATAGCTAAGTTAAGCTTTGAGGTATGTTATTCAACTTTAGGCGGTCAAATACCTAGAGGCTGTTATGGTGTCCAAAGGTTTGCAGACGATATAGGGCTTGGTTATAAAGTTCTCCAGCGTTGGCGTAGAGAGTATGACTTAGTAGTTTCAAAGATAGGTGTTGCTAATGTTAACGACATTAAGCGCAAGGCTTTAGACTCTACTCTTAAAGCGGTTGATAAAAAGACATCACAAAAAGAAGTTAGAAATATTTATAACCAATACTTAAATAAAGAGAGAAACCCCGAAGATGCCTACGTTTTAGATATCGCTAAAAGAATTAAGAGTTTTAATTTTGGCATTTCTCATAAATTAATTTTAAGTAAATGCGATCAAGAGCAATTGGCCATAATTCACAGTGTAGCAAAAGAGATAGTTAAGACTTTAGATAACCATTTTAAAGGTAAAAAGAAGAAAGTAATAGTTAATCGAAAGGCAGTAAAAAGAGTGCAACAAATTTTAAACAATTAATTGAGGCGATATGATTAAAAAACTAAAACAACTAAGGCACCATAAATCAGTATTGAAAACTGAGTGGTACATTAAAAACATTGGATTACTTAAAGAGACTTTAGAAATGTTTCAAGAGTTCTACAATACTTCTGGAAAGGCATTTAGAAAACCTGAGAGTGAGCTAGAAAGATCATTGTGTAGAAATATGCGTGAGCTTGGATTGGAGATTAACTAATGGATTTACAAAAGCTTGAAACAGGAAATGTTCTTCAAGACAAGATAAAAAACTGGGCATCAGTAATTAAAAACTTTAAGGACGTTATGGATATAGAGAATAATAACGTGGTTAATTTAGTTATTCACCGAGTAGACTTGTTGGAGGTACACAAAGAAATAGAGAGTATTTTAATTGATAAACTAAACTATTACGTAGAAAGATTTAATAAACTATGAACTTTGTAGGTATGTATGGATAAAACAAAAGAAAAATTAAAACAAGCTAGATAAAACAGGGGAGGTACGTAAGTGATTTGTATTTTAGTTTCTTGGATATATTGTATCTGCCCTATTCACAATGGGTGGCACGTAGCACGTAGAACAGTTATAGCAGGCGAAGTGATACAACCGAGTAAATATTTTCATATTTGTGCAAAAAGTAATAAGTTAATAGATAAGAAGATTGAGCTTTTAGAGGCAGAGATTAGAATATAAAACTGAGTAGGTATATAAGGAGGGCTAAATGGACTTATTGGAAGAATTAAAAGAGTTAAGAATTACTTATAAGAAGTTACGTGAATGCATCATCGAGGTGAGCAAGCAAGAAACACCGTATAAAATACATGAACACAGAGATGCACTAGAAGATAGAATGCATAACTTGATAATTAAAGCTAGAAGATGTTTAGCCGAAACAGATGATATTCCAGAGGCAACCAATGAGTGATATAAAAGAATGTGCAGCAAGAAAACCTTATTATGAATACATACAAAAAGCTGAAAGTGTTATTCAATTTTTAGAATACCTTGGAGGCACTGGCCCATTTAACCCATACAAAGAGACTATAATAAGGCTTCAAGGATATGTATCTGGAGCCAAGATGGTAGAGCGTGAAAACGATTTATAATAAAATGGAGTAAAATATATGGATAAAATATTTACACAATTGCTTTACGCTCCAATAGCGATGCCGCAGCCGGAGTATATAATTTCAAATGTGCCTCTTGAAAAATTTACCAATAGTGAGCTTGATGAGTTGAGAAAAATATCAGAAAAAAGTTATCAAGTGGGTTTAGAAATTAACGATATCATAGAAAAATTAAAATTAAAATGAGGTAGATTAAATGAAAAACTTAATGATTTTACTATACGCAGAGTTAGCAAGTGCTTTTTCATGGGGGTATGGTCACTATTTGGCAGATAGTAGTTTTTTTAAATGGCTATGTGTTGTTATGGCTTTTATTTTTGCGGGCGCTTTTCTTGTGGCGTATATGGAAGAAACAAAATGGGAAAAATAGAATGAGGCAAATTATATGCTTAAAGAGATAAGAGAGAATCTTAACGAGTTAAATAAAAGATATATCCAGTGTGATGTTATTTTTATGAATGAATTACACTTAAGGCGTTTAGTTGACGAGCGTATGACTGGATTAAAGCCACAGGAAACGTGGCAAGATTTAATAGGCGCTCGAATGTTTGGAATATTGATAGCCTTTAACCCATATACTGAGAAAATTGAATATGGTTACAATTTAAAAAAAGAAATATTTTGAGCGAGTATGAGTAGCGACAAGGTATTAATATTAACAGAAAAGCTAATAGAACTTTTTAAGCAAAATGGTTTAATTAAAGAAATAGATGGGGAGCTTAGGTCGGTCGATGCTGCAAGTTATGGCGCCAAGGTATTGGTAAGTAAACCTATGAATATCTCAAATGGCGCTGTATGGGATGAGAAGCTACAAAAGTTTGTAACTAGATAAAAGAGATGAGTATGGATACTAAATTAAATCGGTCGAAAAATGATGTGTTACCACCAGTTAAAGATATGCCCACATATTACACTGTAGAAGAAATAGATAAGCTCGAAACCGAAAACAAAAAGCTGCGTGAGTGTCTCGGGACTTTTGTCCATATACCCTTAGATGCTACCAGTGCGCCTGAAACATGGTTTAGTGAAAGGGCTAGAAAATGCCTAAAGTCTATAAAATAAGTGAAACAATTATGGAAATAGAAGTTATACCACCAAAAAAATGCGGAAAATGTGATTCACCAAGGGTCTACACCTCACGGTTTGCACCGGTAAAAGGCTTTATATGCGAAGAGTGTAAACATTTCACTTCTAGCGAAGGTGATATCTATTTTATCCCCTACACGTTTAGCGGGCACCACTGCGTTATAAAACATAATGACCTTAAAAGAATGTTAAAACATAAAGTAGATTCTAATTAGGCAAATTCTCAAGTTCTCTTTTCCCCAAAACTATCGCCTCATCTAAATTCCCTTTCGATCTAACAATATCCTTGAAAAATATCGGATAGAAAAACTCGTAGGTTATTCCGTAACTTTCCTCATTAAAACTAAAAACCCCATTGCAATATTTCTTTAACGCCTTAAATGTCGCGTCCTCACCAATTGACTCTATAAACTTAGCTTTTTGACCTTTGGACCATTCAAGCATTTCGTTAGATTGCTCTATTAACTTTTTACTTTCGGTTTCCTCTCTTGTTTCCCTCGGAGTGGTTTTCCTGAGAATAGTTAAAAACTCAGATAATGAGGGCATCCGGTCGCAGGTTAAAACTGTTTGGTCTACGGCCTTTTTAATTTCTCCGAGTGTTACGTCAGCGTCTAAAAGCCTTTTTGACCATATCTCGGCAGTGACCTCTAGTTTTCTACCGTACGTTAAAAACAATTTTAAGCACTCTTCTTTGAACTTACTTGCTAAGTGCATTGAAACACCAGGATAAGAGGGTCTCAGATTGGTTAAATCACCTTGCATTAGTGACATACTAAAGCCTCCCTCTCTTTTTGTTTTTTCTTAATCATTTTATATTTTCCATACGCCTCTGATTTTGGTTGCGTGAAACCTAAGCCCTTACACCAATAATCATTTCTAAGAATACTTCTGGCCATGCGTCTCCAGCTTGGTGCCCAACATTTAGTTTCAAGTTCTAATGGTGCTTCATCTGGTATAGCTTTATAGCCTCTTCTTTTCCAGCCTATTATAAATTTTTTAAAGTTTTTTAAGTAATGATCCCTGGTTTTATCTGGCAACGTAGAGATTAAAACATTAACGTAACTTTTCCACGTATGCCCCTCGGGCTTAATTACTTTATGGGCACCGTTTATATTCCCTTTTTCTCTACTGTAAAGAGATCCGCTATTAACACCGTTAACCCTTGCAATAAGACGCGGCCATGTCTCAGGTTCTATTATGTGATATAACCATAAACCTTTTTTCTGGTCGTCTCCATAAGGTTGACACAGCCTCTGTTGACTTGGCTTAACACCGGCCATCTGCATTTTGTCGTATATTCTATTATGTGGGAGATGCGAGTTTTTGCCTTGATATATCCAAACATCTTCTGTTTTCCAATCATATATAGGATAGATATTATAGCTAGAATCAGTCACTTTTGTGGTCCAGCGTCTATCGTTAAACATTCTCCCTTCTTTATTCCACGTAGCAATAGCACAATACCGATGCAAGCTCTCGTCTGCCCTAATGCCTACAAAAACCGCCGTGACATTATCACCACCGTACCAGTCCCCAAATAAAACCATTAACTCTTCAAATTCCATTTTAGGGATGTAGAAATCATACTGTGATAAATCACTAGCTAACTCGGGTTTTTCTCTAACCCAGAAGTCTTTTTTTGTCTCGTCCCAACACGTCCACCTAGGTTCAAAATTGGTTACAGCGTTCCTTAATAGCAATTCACCACAAAACCAATGCAGATCAATATTCTCTTTATATAGCTCAATCATGCTTTCAATATGGTTTATTGTTTCAGTATATTGAGCCTCAAGATCAATTATTAACACGCCTATTTTTCTATTTCTTTTTATTGCCTCCTCCATTAATAAGTGGAGCATAACAGTACTATCTTTACCGCCCGAAAAACTGCAATAAATACTCTCGAAATTATCAAAAACTTCTTTAATTCTCTTTTTACTAGCCTCTAACACGTTTTCATTTAAATAAAACTTCATAACAACACCTTTAATAAAGTACCGAGGTTCTGCCTTTTGCCATGGCCGTATCCATGTCTACCTCTTCTAGTCCTCTCGATTTTAGATATAAGTTTAAATACTTTAATGCAAGTTCATTTGCTTTTATCTGTTCACTTTCAGTTAATAAATTATAACCACTGCAAAATTTAGAAGGTATCAGTGAGTCTCTTGCAACACTGGCTTGGCCCAGCCATGCAATTCTATTCATTGATGGGTTAGTTAAGTAATGTTCACAACTCTTCTCCCATTCGCTAATTACTATATTTAAGTTATGCTCAAAAAGATTTAAGTCTTGAAAAAACTCTTTATAGGCCGCTTCACACTCACTTTTACTCATACCCTCTTTAGTGGTCCCATAAAAGTTATATTTATAGCACTCCCATTTGTCATAGGTATGAAAAACTCTATTTGGATCACTCGTATTCATAGTCGTTGTTTTCTCGTCGCCATCATTAACCAGTTCATCGTCTATTAAATAGTCTTTTGTTTCAAACTTCATACCGTCAGGACTGCTTTTAGCTATATCCCATGCCTTGTTAAAATCATCGTCTGAAAATAGATTGGCCAAGCCTGTTATCTGGCATAATCTCAATATCTCATCCTCGTCCATACCTAATTGTTTAGCTATCCTTTGGTTGGTCCAATTTCTGTTTTTTAACTCCAGTACAATTTCAGACATAACATCAACGCTGTGTTTTCCCCTGGCCCTATTATGTCTAATCGTGGAGGCCATACGGTTACTTTTTTCACTCTTGTCTTTATTGATAATCGTTACGGGTAGGTAGCCATTAATCCTTTTAGTTATTTGAGGGCATTCTTTCCCAACTCTATTTCTATGGAAGCCGTCAACTATTTCATATTTCTCTTTTTTCTTCCATGTAACAATTGGCTGTGTGTAGCCATCCTCCTCTATAGAGGTTTCAAGTAGTAACATTTCTGGAGGTGCCACACTGTTAGGGTTGTAATCATTGGCGTGGACCGTGTCCCCTTTAACCCATAAAACGCAGTTAACAGGTTCATGATTCATGGGGCTTTTTGAATGCATCTGCTCTTTTACTGTATTTTCTATTAAAATATAGTCCTCTGGGTCCTTTATTTCGTGCAATAGGTTAAAAAACTGCTGCATACATTGCTGAAACTCAACATTTTCAAAATGCATAAAAACTCCTTAATTTGATTGATATTACCGCCAAGTAATGATATTTATAGTTCGGTGCATACTATCATAATTTTATAATTATGCAAGTTCTCAGCACAGCCTAACACCGCCTTTAAACCCCTCACCTAGAGGGGTTTTTTGTTTGACACTGTAATTTTTTTAAAATACCGTTTTCCAAGGCGAAAAAATAACTAAAGGAAATTCATGACTAAACAAGCTAAAAAGCATTTGGCTTTTAATGATAAAAAGGCATTTTGCGGGCGCTATTTAAGCGGTTTAATTTACGTTTTAGAGTTAAAAGAGACTACTTGTGCGGATTGCTTAAAGTATAAGGACATTTTACCATTTGAGGCGACTAGAGAGATTAGAATGCAGAAAAAACGTAATTGCTTAAGATGTGACAAGGCTTTTATCCCACGAAACAAATATAACTTTTTATGTAGCTGTGTTGGCAAGGTCGATCTGTTTGACGTTGACGAGTACGGGATATTTGCTTAAGGGAAAACGTATTTATAAGGAACCAGAATGTATTCAGGGGCGAAGTATTTCCACTCATCCGATAGGTTAAATTCGACCTCTGTACAGTCTCTTTTTTTACGCTTTTTTATGCACTTTCGATGAAAAATTATGTTTTCTTTTTCAAATCTAAGTCTGTAAAAACGCTCATTTTTTGCTCGGATTGGTGACTTTCGAGATAAACGTTTCGAGGAGCAAGAGTTTACGCTCGCGCCAACTAATAAGGTCATCGAAGTCACTGTCAGCACGCGAAACCTCTTCTTTATACTTATCGACAAATTTAAAAAATTCATTCAATGCCCTTTGTTCTTTTGTTGGAAATTGGTCAATAACCTTATTAAAGGCTAAAGCGCCCTGCTCGGCTATTTTAATTATTGCATTTACATCAACCATTTTTACCACCCTTAAAGCTTAAAACACTATCCACAACACCTTGAGCGCTTAAATAAGCTATTGCAAGGCCTTGAACTAGTTCCAAAGCCTTTGAGTTAATACCTATTAAGTCGCCTAGGAAAATTAAAAAGGCACCCACCAGGAGCGCCCTCAGCTTTTTACTTTTTAGCACTTGCAGCTTTTTTAGTTTTCTTAACAGGCTTAACCACTTCCGGTGCTTCGCTTGATAAAATACCACTAGCTCTTTTACTAAAGCTCTTGTTAACAAAAGCCTCTGCAACGTCAGCCGCTAATAGTCCGCTTGATCTAAGGGAGGCCGCTAACTCGTCTTTAAAGGCATCGTCTACTTGATCGAAAGTCGACACCGCTTTAGATAATGCGTTTAAAGATGTCATAATAATCATAGGCACGTCCGCCCCTGGTTGCCACCCGTCTGCTAATGATTGCCTGATACCGTGTACGATATCCTTAACTGCAATTCTCACGTTTTTAACCGGTTCTGCTTCCAAAACCTTTGTTTCAACTAGATTAACTTTCATAAAAATCTCCTTACTTGTAAGTGAAAGTGTGCGCCGCTTCCAGTATCATGGTGAATACATACTCGCGGCTTTATTTTAATATTTGGCATAGTCCCGTAAATGCTCCCATATAATTCATTAAGCTTATATTTAATTCTCTCAATATGGAAATCGGTCCACTTGTCGCTTTTAGTTGAAATATCAATTGCTCTACCGTCGGGATGGGTTTGAGATTTGCGCCCGTTGGCACCGTCTGTTATTGAGGTTATCACGATAGGTAAGTTGTTTTCATGGGCATAGGAGCAAAAGGATAGAAAAACTATAAGCAAACAAAGATCGACCGCCATTAAATCGCTTGGATTAACCTCTAGTTTATATTCTAAGTTTGCGAGTGAACGCATTAGTTACCCTTAAGCTCCAATTGAACTAGTCGTTTTTCTAAACTTTTTAGTTTATCTCTGTCGTTTTCCTGTTGCGTTATAACTACCGCAACGTTTGTATTTAAATCCGCTATATTTGTCGCCATTGTCTGTATTTCTGTTTTCATACCGCTAACGAAATAGAGCAAAAATGCGCCGAGAACCGATAACGTCGCTTTGAAAAAATAGTCAACTGTTTCATGCATTCTCACCTCCTCGCTCTTTTCCTCACTCTAAAATCTTTTTTATCACCTAGATTCCCCTCTTGATTTTGAGGCGAAACCGCCTTAATCGCTTGGGCTTTTCTGGCAGTACGCGAAATGCCTTTAGAGGCGGCGCCAACAAAATCACCTAGTCTTTTTTTCTCTTTAACCGCTGGAGATAATAACTTTTGAACTTCTCCCCCTGCCTTTGGTGACGCCTTAAACTTAGTCCTCATTGTCGCAGCCCTTGCTTTTCTTTTAGCGGCTTCAAGTATTGCTTCGTTTTCAACTGAACTTTTTAAAGTTTTACCTATGTCGGAGAATAAATTACTCCCCCCAGTGCCACTACTAGACAAGAATTTTGAACCCGTCCTCCTTCCAAGGTGGAGGATTTCTCCAAAATCTTTCATCTCTTGAGGTGTTAGTATTTTTTTAGCTAAAGGAAGTTTAGCTTTTAAGCCCTTTATAGTGCTCCCAAACATTAAATCGTTTGATGCGTTTAGCTTTATAATATCATTCAAAAACGCACCTTTAATTTTTTTAAACTCCTCAGGGGGGAGGATTGAAGCCAAAACATCAATCGTTTCAGGGCTGCCGTTTTTAATAAGCTTAGTGTAAATAGATTTCCCGTCAGATGCCTTGTCTATTATATCTGAGACTTTCGACGTTTGATTAAATAGATCCGTTAGTCTCTTATTATTATCGACTAATTGTTTTGCTATAGCGGGGTCAACGTCAACTTTAACACTTTCAACGATGGCGCCTCTCATTTCTCTGTATATTTTCTGCAATGCCTTTAGGTCGCTTGGAAGTTCGGCTGCGGTTTTATTTTTAGGGTAGGCAACTTTTTTTATCTCGTCCATTCTAGCCAAAACAGTGCTTAAACTACCATCTCCACTTTTTGCACTTCTTATAGCCTGTAATATTTCCTTGGCTTGACTGCGTGATGTTTTAGTAATCCCCTCAACTACATTTCTCGAAGCTCTTTTTTCCAGCCTTGTTAGATTTCTTGATAACTTATTGAGAGATTTCTCGTTAAGGACGTAGCCGGGCAACATACTATCTAAACTCTTATAAGTAATATCCACTTGGTTTAAAGCGTCATCTATGCCAGCCTTGAACCCGTCTCTTATTGAATCACCGGCCGCAAATACGTCTAATGGCTCACCGTTACCTATCTTTTTTACGTAGTTATAAGATGCGTCAGATATGTCATCAATCGCACTGTTGAACTTTTTAAGCCTTGCTTCGCCTAATGGCCCCTCGGCTATATTTCTACCTCTTCTGCTTATAAAACTATCTTCTCCGAATTCTATTGCCTCTGGAAGAGACTTAGGGTCTATCCCGTGCTTTTCAGCTATTATTTTAAGCTCTTTAAAGTCGTCAGCCCTGCTCGGATTAAAGATATTTCCGACTGAAGTCTTTAAAGCTTTTCCTGACTCGGTTAACAAATTGTCAGCATTTTTTAAGCGTTCGGCAGCTTCACTTGCCTTTAAAACAACGGGTGTTTTTTTAACCATGTCTTTAGCGGCGCGAGCAACTTTCCCCCCTGCCTTAGATACACTTTTAAGCGCCCTGCCTCCAGCCTTAACAGTACCGCCTGTCACTAACGTTAACGGGTCGGCCAGCATGTCTACAGCCAATCCAGCAGCCCCGGCGGGGCTAATATCCAATGGGTCGCCTTTTTCAATTAATTTTAATGGCTGCTCTTTTATCTTAAAGCCTTGCTCTTTAAGTTGCCTAGTTACGTCATCGTCAATGTTTAGTAATTGAGGGGATATATCAGATAGGCTTATGTTCTCGGGAACACCTGCCTTTAAAGCTATTTCTTTTCCAGTAGGCGCTAACGCCGGATCTTCTCCAAATTGTCTATAATAACCCTTTGCGGCTTCCTCTAATCCGCCGCCTTTTTGAAACTCACCAATTGCACTTCTAACTGGTGCGCCTGTGTACGAGTCGATACTTTCGCCAATGTCTATAGCACCTTCCACTAATGGAGCGTAAAAAGGCTGTGATTCTTTTTCTTGTTTTCGCTTTTCTTTTTCCTCTAGTAAAGACATGAACAATTCGCCGCCATTTGTTTCGACTTGTTTGCGACTCTCTTTTTCTGCCATTAATGCATTTAATAATTCATCACCTGGCACCGTATGCTCCTTGCCCTTTCAAGCCTAAGAAATAGTCAAGCTCCTCATCTGTTAACTCTTTAGGGTTAATTGACCCCTGCGTGTACAGCTTCTCTACTTCTTTATAATCTTTTATATTAGCCGTTCGTTTCGTAGGCGGCGCTTTAATATCTGAAGCTGCGGCTATATCACTAGGGTTGCGCAGCCTGCCTGCAATTTTAGAAGTGAAGTCAGCTTCGACGTCACCTTGCAACCCTTTCAGGTTTGTCATTATAGGGTCTTGCCCTGGGACAAAGTCAAAGGCTAGGGGGTCTTTAGCTATTATTTGGTTTAAAATGTTTTCATCTGCCTGTGACAACACGCCAAGTCTAGCCATGTCTTTATATTTCAAAAGCAACTGCTTGGATAACTGTTTCCCTCTTCCAACGGCCTCTCTGTTAAATACTTCTGACCCGTACCCTTTTTCATAATCAAGCCCTTTTTGTCCGGTGCCTTTCCATCCCGAACCTTCGCGCCCACCCCTTAAAGCAATCATTTCGCCTAGTATATTGTTAAATTGATCTTTTAGCTCTGTCGCCTCTTTGATCTTTTTTGCGTCATCCCTTGTTCTTGCATACCCTAAAGTTGTTTGGAGATCCTCATTGGTTTTAACATCGCCGCCTTGCTTAGCATCGGCCAGCTTGCTCATAACTCCGCCTAGCATTTTGTAAGGTTCTTTACTCTCTCCGGCGCTATAAAGCTCTTCCCTAGTATCGTCATCTAAGCTTAGACCGCTTTCGGCTAGTCTTTGCTCAATGCTAAAAGCTTTTTTCCGCCAGTTTTCACCTGTTCCGCTGGGTTGAGATTTTTTGTACGCCCTCTTCTCTTTGCGCATTTTTTCATCGTATTCTCTTTTTTCTTTTAGCAGTTTTGCTTCGTACTCTCTATCTTCTTTTTTCTCTTTTAGTTTACGGCGATAATTAACCGCGCCAGGTACGTCTAGCGTTTTATCAAAGCTGCGAATAAAAGAACTTGAAAATGAATCACCAAAATTTCCCATAATTTACCTATCCAAAAAGACTACCGGCTAAACCTTTTCCAGCCTGGCCAGCAAAAGCTCCGCCAGCCGTTCCAAGTATAGAACCCAATAGATCGGGCTTTTCCTTTCTTACAAATTTTCGTTTCATCCCTGTGGCACCTAGATTTTGAGTCAATAGCTGATTAAGTCCGCTTAACCTATTTAACCTTTGAGTTTCAAAAGAATCTCTTGCCTGTTTTACTGCTTGGTTTTGAAGGGCTGGAGACATTGCTCTTGCTCTACTTGCTTGATCTCTTAAGTCAGAACCAGCGCCTAATATAGTGCTTAAACCTGTAGACGTTCCACCTAGTCCCCTTTGAGCGACTAATGACTTCGCCTGCCTTTCGCGGTCCTCGGCACCGGTAACTAAGCCTTTTACTTGCCTTTCGGTGCCCATTTTAGCAATTTGACGTTCTCCTGCTTCGTTAAACTTTTGTCCGCCAAATCTATCTATGTCACCACCTAGTAGATCGTAACTTTTACGCTGTATTTCCCGACCTCTTAAAGCATTTGCATAAGCATCGGGGTCTTGAGGTAGCTCTATTATTTTAGCACCACCACCGCCGGTTAAGCCTTTGAATGCGCTTCCTAATGTTTTATCGACTCGACCGGATAACTTGCCACCTAATAGCGCCCTATCTTGCAATGACCACATAGGTGCCAATGCCAGAGATGGTGACTTAGTAACAGTTTTTACAATTTTACTTAAAAAACCCATCAACGGCCTCCCTTAAGGTAAGTGCATACGTTTTTATCAAAATCATTACTTAATGAGTCGCAGGCAAAAGACTTTATAAACGCACTGGCCTGCTTGTATTTAACCTGCTTGTTTTTAGCCTTGTCTATTTTAGACTTCGCAGCCGATGCATTACTCACTAAACAATTATACTCATTTTGAGTTAAGTTTTTTAAAAATAAAGCTGTGTTTGTCACGTCATAACCACACTCAAGGAAAATAGCGGGCAAGTATTCCTTTTTAACCTTTGAGTAAATCGGGGTCATGTCGTATGCATATAGATTAAAACTGAATAAAACTAAAATTAATAATTTCATTTTACCTTCTTTTTATAATTGTTACTTGAGTGTAAACTTCTGAGTCACCAAACCCGCCCGCTAGACCAAAACCGTCTACATAGGTCGTATTACACTCCTGTTGTATTTGGAAAACCTTACTTGCAGTTATTGTAAAAACACCTTCAATTATCGAGTCAGTTTGTGAACAGTTCGTGACTGTGTTGGGACAAAAAGCGTTAGAACCTAAAATGGTAGTTGTTGCATCACTAGTGTTTTGAAGTCGAGCATGATGTTGTGCCACAAAATAACCAGGGACACGTGCCTTTAAATAATACTCGCCGGCCTCAAGTGTAAATTGATTACTTGCAAGGGTCGCAAAAGCAGCTCCCGAAGCAGCGTTTAAATCTCTAGTTCTCCAAGCCCCACTATTACATTGCCCACCGCTGGTGCTATTAGCTTTTTGGTCTGAAATAAAAACAATCTCATCGCCTTTAGCGCCTACTATTTCCCAGTTTGAGTTATCACTTACAACCTCAATGGCCGTATCTTGCCCGTAAATATTGTAAGTTGTGAAACCGTCTATTGTTTCACTTCCGTCTGGGTCTAAAATAACCGGTCTACTGTCGTCAGTGCCGATTGATTTGATTTTATATCTTTTACCTTGAACACCTACCGCTGTTGGGAGTGTTAAAGTAAAACTAGCACTAGTCGGGTCTGCTAAAACAATGTCGTCGCTGGTGGTCAGTGTATAATCTCCGGTTTTTGAAACAACCGCGCCACTCATGGCACCACTTGCAACCTTAGCAAAAGTCACTGAATTGTCAGCTAATTGAGCTGTGTCAACTGCACCGTTTTCCAATCCCGCGCCCTCAATAGTTCCATCGGTTATACACCCGCCGTCTAAATTTCCATTAAGCCTATTATAAACCGTGTTTAAATCACCATTGTATTTAGTAGAAGTTAAAACCGAGTTAGCACTGACATTAGTCCTAGAATCGGCCGTACAAGTTCCGGCGTTAGCTTCAAAAGCTATTAGAAAAATTAAACTAGTTAGGATTGCCATTTTTTTGAACATCTATTTGCCCCTCTATAAGAGAAATACTTTCGTTTTCTGCATTTTTGTAAAACCCGAGTAATAATGATTGACCTGATTTGAAAATTTCACCTATGTACCTTACAATGGTTCTACCGTCCGACAAAATATTCTCATCTAATTTTGACACGTCTAAAATAAAACCCGTTGTTGGATTCGAGAACTCAAAATCATTTTCATATACCGTTTGCAGGTCATAATCTAAAAATGTTTTTACCGTTATTTCGGTTTGAGATGAGAGCGCCCTAATTATTAAAGGGCCAAAATTATAACTTGCATCTAAATCATTGCCATTAGTCCACCATAATAAACAAAAAGCATCAATATTCTCGTTTGCGTTATCAATATCAATATCAGTTAAATCATTTTTGATTGAATACTCATAAATATACCCGCCCTGACCTGCTAGATAGACAACCTCTTCGCCGTCTGTGTCTAGCCCTAAAGCGCCGTCAGTAAAGGATAGGCTAAATTGATAGGGTCTAAAACCGCCTATCTCAAACTCGTAGTTATAGGCCTTAGAAATTGAAGTGTTAGAACCTTCACTTATAAAAGTCATATAATGATCTAAAGTCGGATAATAGACGCTAAAAAAATTGTCGTAGTTAGATTTATTTAGCTCGTAGACATAACCGTTTCGAGTAAAAATGTCGTCAATGTCGCCCATTGCTAAAGTAATTGGTTTATTTCCCTTTTCAACTAAGCGACCGTTAACAATTACACGCCAACCCTTAGAACTTAAAAAATAAATATTTCCATTAACAACCTGAATGCTGTCATGCGAAACACAACCGACATCGGCACTAATTATCGACTTCGATGCAACGCCGCCGACCTCACTGTAAAGCTCTATTCTATTTCGCTTAAAGCCCACTAGATACGGATCTAAATTTGAATCATTGAAAAACCCAACTGCAATGCCTGTAATTGGACCCTCACCACCAATAACCACAACTGTTCTGGTTAAGGTACCGTCAAAAGCGTCAGGTATATACTCTTCACTTAAAAATATCTCAGAGGCGCTGGCCGTATTCCCAGCCGTTGCCAACTTGTTACCGTAAACGGCCAAATATTTAGCGCCGCCTGCTATATGTTTAGCGTTTTTAGTAGGTGGAGCAAGTGTGCTAGACGGGTCGTCGTCAATAGTATCTGTTGTTGTTGCAAGTGCTATTTCTGCCCAAAAAACCCAGTCACCACCGCTGCCAACGTCTTTTAGGTATATTCTTTTTTTGTCTATATTTGAATTGCTGGCACTTGTAGGAATCGCGCTAACGTCTATCTGCTCGCCTGTCCCTGTTATTGTAACTGTTGAGCTGGTTGTACCTATATTGGTTTCAAACCCATTTGTTGAATCGTAAAAAGTAATTGCCACTTGGTAGGTGGACGCCGAAAGGGTGTTACCCGAACCACTTACACCAACCGTTACTCCGCCTGGGGCATCCTCACCTAGTTGCGTGAACGTGCTCCCATTGTATTGAAAAAGCCCGTCGCTTCCAATTGCAATTATATGTCGTATGTTATTAGCATTCCCAAAGGCAACGCCTCGGTGCTTATTTGCAGCGGTTAAGCCTGTTTTTAAGCTAGTGTGTGCTCCTGTGGCATTTGCCTTATATAAAACTGTTTGATCTTTTGCGAGTAGGTAAGAATTGCTTGAATTATCTCTAAAATAACTTATAGAGTTTGGAGCTTCACTAAAAGCGGTTGCGTTAAATCTAACTAAACCGGGTCTAGTCTCTAATATATCCCCATTACTATAGACGTTTTTAGCGTCTAGCATTCGGTCTTGAGCGTCTGCCTTGTAACTTACAGGCATGTTAAAGCGTTTAATGTTTTTTTGTGCTCTAAGCCTTAAAGGCATTTAGACCTCCCAACCATACGTGTCGCCATTAACATCTCTAACGGCAGTAGGTTTTCCGCGCTGCCTACGTGCCTTTGCTTGTAACTGCTTTTTAAATAACTCGTAATTGTTTAATTTAGTTTGAACGCCGTTTCGGTCTTTATATTCATAACCTTTCCACACAACACCCTCAAAAAGTGCTTTTTCCCATGACTTCGGAGCGTCTATATCTAAATCTGATACATAAACCGTTTTATGCGGTCGTCGATAGATCCAATAGCTTAAAGTTCTTTGAGCATCGGTAGCACCGGAGCTTAATTGTGGATAGAGTAAAATGCTAGTCTCACCTATAAAGTCATAGGAATAAGGCGAGGTGCTTTCACTTGAGTTTGGATCTGCACGTCTAACCTTATTTGAACTCTCTCTCACTAGAAACTTGTTACCACTTTCAAGATAAGGGTGCTCGCTAGAAAGTTGGTCTATTTCTGATACGTCAGGAGGAGTTAAAACAGAGGTTGGGTCACTTGAAATTGTGTAAGTTGTAGTTGTGTTATCTTCAAGATTTGCCACAAAAAACGGTTCTCCAAAATCAGTATCAGTGCTTGATTTTTTGGCCATGTAAAGACTTCTGTAAATAACCGAAGGTTCAACGGTAGTATCACCACCAAAAACCGGAATACTTGTAACTGCCAATGATTGAACATCAAAATCAGCATTAACCTCACCAGAGGCGACACTTGCTTGTGACTCAACGTGTGAACTACACTCACCATCAAATATCTTATAGGTCACGTAAACTTTATAGTCTGAAAAAGTTACCCCGTCCCCGACATCACTTAGTGAAACACTTGTTAAAGTCGGAGTCGCTTGATCGTCTGTAGTGTTTAAAAATGCCACCACCAGCACCGTAGAACTAACGGTTAACAAGGCCATTGCATTAGTGTTAATTTCAGCCGCCGTGTTGGCCTGTGCGTATGTCCCGTCAGAGTTAGACCATGCGCTACCGTCCCAATATTTATTTTGAGCGTCCACGTTTAAAATGTATTTAATTTCGGTCCCTGTCGGTTTTGATGCACTCTCTGAGAACGCCGATAACTCACCAACTGTGAATCCAGTATCTAAAGTTATAGACGGACTAGAAGTCGCATAGACCGGAGGAGGTGCCGTTGTATAACTAGCCCCTGTATTTTGGACAGTGTTAAAAATTTGAATATTGCTAACCCACGCCTCGATTGTCGCTGTTATAGCGGTAGCATAGTCAGCACCAACTCTTAAATATCCCGTATTGTCACTTCTAGTGCCTGGTGAGCTAGTAGCGGTAGCACCGACCTTGGAACCGTCAATATAACACCTATATTCTCCATTAGTAGTATCGAAGCTCATTTCTATTTTGTACGTTTGAAGCGCCGTAGGATTAAAGGCAAAATTTGCCGTAGTTATCAAACCGCCTGAACTAGTATAAAGCTTTATAGATAACCCAGCCGCCCCGTGTGATAACCTTAATAGATTGTTAGTCCCATTAACCGCGCTAGACGTACTAAAAATATATTTATCAGAACCAGGGTCCCCACTATATTGGGGGGTGTAATCAAATCTAAATGTCCCCGTATTTGCAAAATCTAAAACATCTCCATTGTATTGAGCATATTGCTGAGTCCCACCAGCTAGTTTTAGATAATTATCCTCAACTGTCGGGGATGGTGTCCCGTTTAATGAAGCTGTATTTGTTCCAATACTAATATCGGCATTCCCATTACTTGTTAAAAATGTGTTTCTAAATGTTTCGGCAGTGACTAGTTCTTTTCCTAGATACGCCGTTGTTGAATTAAATAAAATCTTAGCACTGTCATAGGTATAATCACTCGCTGACGTGGTGTTGTAATCCAAGCTTGTACTTGTCGAAGTTAGCGCGACAGAGGGCGCGGTGGGTATTTCAGGACATAAATTAATTATCTCCTGTTGTGTAGGTAAAAGCTTTTTAAGCTTAAATTTATAATGCCCTAAAGGTAGTTCGCTAGACATGTCGGCTAAAATCTCATCGACCCATACCGCTATTCTCGCTTTACTAGAATCACTCGTGTCCCACAACCTAGTCGCCAATCGGTCAATAAAAGATTTCATAGTCCAACGCATTGTCATGACAAATACTCCTTACTTTCATTTGAAACACCCGATAGGCATAGGCAATAGAAAATACCACTAATTAAAAATAGACTTGAGATGTGCAACGTAAAATTGCCAAAACAATTTATAAAAACCCCGAACAATGCACTACTGGCAATAACGTTTTTACTTCTGAGCAATGCCCGACTAAATAAAGCATAAAAACCAATAAACCCAAACACTCCGAAGGCCATATAAGACGCTAAATACTCCGAGTGCTCTTGATACCACTTAACCCCGTTAATAACGTACATGCGTGGGAAATGGTCATAAAACCACCCCGTCCCATTGCCAACTAAAAAGGTCTTAAAGTCTGTTATTGATAAAATTAAGGACCATGATAAAAATCTCTGACTATCAAAACCCGAAACACCATTAGGACCAATAATTAAAAAGGTACCTATCAAAACGACTAGGACTAGAATTAAAGGCAGCGTTTTGTAATGGACTAAGAGGTTTTGTTTTTTGAATTGAGAGTTTTGGAGAACACACACAAAAAAGAAATACAAAACGCTGCCGATAAAAGATATATTTGCTATTGCCGAGTCGTAAAAATAAAGGCCCATTATAACTAACGGCAATAATTTTAAATATTTTTTAATAAAGAACACAGGTCCACAAATCGCGAGCATGGCACCTGATAACATACTATTGTTTAACGGCCCTATGGCCTTGCCTGGAGCTGCTACTTTATATTGCTTAATGCCTGCAATATATTCAGCATAAAAGGAGTAAGGGCTAAAACCAAGCTTGTTAACCACCGCCCACGTTATATTAACCAAGGCAGTAATAACTATAAATTTATAGATAACGTCTAATTGATACAAACTAAAATTCTCATAGAAGTTTTTCAGAAATAGGACACCGGCAGTTATATAAACAATATGGTAAAAATTGCCTATTGACGCATAATTATCCACATTAAACCAACTCACCACTAAAAGGATTGATAAACCTATTTTTTCTGGTAAGGGAAATTTTCTAACTGACTTGCTAAAAAAATAAAGTGAAGCCATAACGGCAAGCCAAAAAAAGGAGTCCTTGCCCTCTCTTAAACCGCCTCTAGTAACTCTGAATATTAAGGGAGTAGTCACAAGCACTACCCCCCAAAAAAAATTGAAATTAATCATCTTAGCCTTACGAAAGCCTCGACTGCCGCACTAGCTGACGCATCGTCGTAAAATACACCGCCTGGGACATCACTGGCAGCTACGGACGCCAAGTCCTCTGCCTGTGCATAACCTGCAACGTTTTCACTGATAAAAAATTGATGACCTGCCGACGCTGTTCGGTTGGTTGAATCAAATAGTAGCTTGTCGGTATAACCGTAGGTTCTACATCTACAAATTGCTTCGGCCGCGCATGACGCATCTCTGTTAGAATCTAGCATACAAACCGGCGAGTCTCCTGCCGTTGTACTAGTTGAGAACGTATAACCGTCGTCAGATGCAGTATCAAATACAACTAAAGAACCATCGGAAGCGGCTGACGCTCCGTTGTTCTTAACATAAACAAACCAGTTTTCTAAAGATCCCTCTTGAAGTGCTCCGGTTGCATCAATTGAAACCGATCTACCTGCCGGTCCAATGTCCGCAAAAGCATGTAGGCTTATTGTTAACAAAAATAATAGGGTGAGTAATTTTTTCATTTTTCAAATCTCCATAAAAGGAGGGTGTTACCCCTCCCGATTAATAATTAATTAAACTGTAATGTCGTTAACTCTTGAGTGAAATTTTCTCTCGCTAGCAACGGTGTTACCATAAAGGAAAATTCTCTCTAACAACGCATCGGCAGTCTCAAGGTCTTTAATTGATTGACGTCTCATATTGTTGTCTTTTTGAACGTGAAGCTTAAAGTGCTCCTCATCAACATGAAATAGAGTATTCCCTGGCATTTGGTTTTCTACCATGTAAGGAATACCGTTATAAACAATCATTGTCCCTTTGTGACCAAAACCGTCTAGCTTAGAATCACTAGTCGTTCTTTGGTACGCTGTAAACAACCCTTTAAATTTAGAGAAAACGTTTTTATCCATCAAACCAAGTGATGGTGCTCCCCTACCCTCTTCAACGGCAGAATCATAATTAGAATCTACAATTGCCTGAGTAAGTGTTCTGTTAACCCCACTATTGTCGTCAACGGTTGAAACCCATGTCGCAAGGTCTGCCGGAGCAATCCCACCGTACGTTCCACTCGAAGCGATAACAGCTTGTAGGCCAATAAATTGTTTAGTTGAAGCCGCACCGGTCGCAGCCGTTCCGTCAGATAGGGCACCTTTAATCATTCTTTGTTTAAAAGCAAGCTCACCTTGTCTAACTTTTTTGTCAACTAGTTTAAGTACACCTAGTCTCCCTGCGTTTTTAGCAATGTCTGCTTTATAAATTACGACTGACTCGTAAATATATTTCCAGTCATGCTCACTAGCAGAAATACCGTCATACTCTTGAAGAGATAGAGCGTCTCTAGGGCTATAAAACTCACCTGTTGTTTCGGTGTCGTCAGCGGCCATTAGTGGACAAATAATCTTGTTACCACCGTCTTCTAGCTCTTGTTTTTCTCTAAGTTTGTTTAAAAATGCATTTGAAGTGAAGATTCCTTCAGTCATTTTATCTTTAATTAGATCATGTGTAACTGCCGTAATTTGGCCATATGTTAATGCCATTTTTCTTACCTCTGGGTTTTAAAACCCTTTTTCTTTGACCTTACTCATTAAGTAGTTCATATAATTGCCTGAATTGTCTTTTTGCTCATTTGTGTTGTTTAGTGGTGTATCGCCCGACCCAACACGTTGAGCACTTTCAAGTTTTGTCTTATTAAGTTTGTTGCTCGACTCTAAGGCTTTTTGAATTTGCTCACCATGGACCGCTAGCATTGCCTGCTTAACGCTCATTGATTGGTTTTCATCGCTAGTCCAAATCTTGTTAACAGATTCCCAGTCAGGAGATATTCCAAGCTTTTTTAATTTAAGACCGTAATCATTACTCACTTCCTTAAAACCGTCCTCCCACTCTTTTTCAGCACGACTGACGTTAGCTTCTACCTCTTGATTTTCTTTGTTTTTCAAAAGCTGTTCAACTGATTCCAAGCGCCCATTTAGTTGTTTAACTACAGGGTCGTTTGGGTTGCCTTGATGTCTTGGAGCTACCTGCTTAACGTATGACATTATGTCTTGAAATAATTCAGGGTCATTATTCTGAATACCCTCTAAAGCTTCGGCCATAATTTGGTTATTAGTTAGTTCCTCATTAAATTCATTTTGTCGATTCTCGAACTCCTGTTCCTTTTCGACGAAACTGTTTTCACGTTCTGTAAATGCAGTCTCTTTGTCGCTAAATTCCTTTTCGCGCTCTTGTGATTTGTACGTATAGTCAGCTCCCATTGATAACATTGACTTTAAATCGTCCATGTTTTCGATGTTAACCGGAAGTCCTTTCCTTAAAACTCCAAGGTCATTAATTGACTCAAGAAATTTAGACTCGTCAAAATCACCATTTTCTACTTCAAGGTTGTTAAGTTGGTCTTCGACGCTTAACTCCTCTTGATTTTCCTCGGTAGTTGTTTCATTTGACTCCGTTTCCGGCTGGTCACCAACTGCCTCGCTTGTCGTGTCCACGTCGTCCGCTCCTAGTGAATCTAGGTTGGCGTCGTCCATGTACTTCTCAACTGCACTAGGTGCTGCGCCAAGTTCTCCGCGCTCATTCCCTAGTACTAGTTTAAGAAAATTCATAATACTTAACTTCATTATATCCCTTTAGTTAGCTGGCTGGTCTTGATTGACTCCAGTTAATTTTTGGATCTCTTCTTCTCTTAAAATTTCTTCAAGCATTTTACGCTCCTCTGGGCTTAGTAACTCAGGGTTAATTTGTGCTTTTAATTTTAAGTTTTCTATTTGCATTTGTTGCATTTGTGACTGTACTTGTTCCAATGCGGCGTTTTGCTCATTTCTAGCGCCTACCATCTCAAGTATTTTCTCTTTTCGTGGCATCTCTGCTAACTGTAAATACTCTTCATAGGTTATAAAGCCAGCGCCTAATTGAGCGTACAAGAGAGAGTTATAAGCCTGCTTGTCTACGCCTGCCATTGACCCCGATGCTATACCGACATCAAACTCAAGGTCTGACATTTCAAGAGGGTTAAATATAATTTCTTCCTTAGATTGCTCGTCGACGCCTAGATATTTTTCATCGGTCCAAAATTGTATAATATTACAAGCTGTTAAATGACCTAAACGGCCTAAAGAGTAGTAAGTGTTTTGTCGATCTATTAACCTTATTCTACCTATTGCTTGGTTTTGTGTACGTTCAACTGTTGTTGCGGCTGCATTAGGGTGAGGTGTCTTGCCCTCGGTGACTTCATTTACACCCGAAAGCTCACGCATTTTGAGCATCCTTTCAGGAGCGAACCTTACAACCTGTTCGCTTATAACACCTGGAGGGATATTTTGGATTGAAGTGCCTTGAGGCTTGAAATACAGGGCACCGTCCTCGTTGGTGATATCGTCCTCAGTTAAACCAGTTTCAATATCGACTTGCTTTTCGGGATTAGCAACACGTTGCAACCCTTTATAAGCCTTGTAAGTCATAACCGTCTGCATTTGCTGACTGTCAAAAATATTTCTTATTACTCCGTCGCCAAAAATAGTTCCATTCCGGTAACAGTAAAAAGGTACTAGATTAATTTCGCCATGGTCATACTTGTTTACACCATCGTAAACGGTAGTTTGACCCAAGCTTTCAATGACCCGATATCCACCGGGGTATTTAAGCATTTCTCCTTTAGGGTTTTCTTTTTGCAGGGTTGCGTGAGCTTCAATATGATTTTCTAAAATCTTAATTTTTAAAAGTAAGTCACCAACTGCGTCAGGGTTTTCCTGTGCTAACTCTTGAGCTATTTGTTCGGCAGCTTCAAAGCCTTGTTCTGGAGTTAGGTTTAATTGTGAATAAAGTTCGGTTAAGTCAGCGTAGTGACTTTCGCCGTGTGCTTTATGGTTTTCATATAATTTAACGTCAGGGCTATTGCCTTCCATTAACTCTTTTTTTTCACTTTCCAACTCTTGAGCTGTTATCTCTTCGGGTATTGGCTTAAGTGAAAAATCTTTAACATAGGTATATTTAAGCTTTAAAAGGTTTTTATTTGAATAAGGCTTAGGCACAGACCGTCTATGTCGTTGTTGCGTATCATGCTTTTCCAACCCTCGATAACTGTCATTGGCCTGCGTGACTTCTTCGCCTTTCATTTTAGAGATTTGCTTGGAATATTTAGGGTATGCCCTTTCAAGCCATGATCTTGAACGAAACACTGTAAATTGAGCTGAGTCAGATTGTTCAATAAATAGAGAGTTTCCAGAGATTAAAACTTCGTTCTCGTCCCATCTCAATATTTCGTTTTTAAGCTCACCTTGCCCATTGTTAGCGAACGGGTCGTAACAAGGATGAATAAAACCAGGAGCGTCAGTTATGGCATTTCTAACAACCATTGGGTACATGAGGTCGAACTTCTGCTTTTTAAATACGTGCTCAATGGCTTTACTTAAAACAGTAGCTTTTTGCGCGTTATCCTCACCATTCATTTTAGCAACCGGCATAGGCATTGAATCGGTTAAAATAGGCACCATTGTTTCAATAATGCTGAAAATATTATTCTCATAGGGCTTATATTCGGATTGGTTTTCCCAGATAACCCCATGATATGAACGACGTTCAACACGCCAACAACTTTCAAATTGTTCTCTATAGTTTTTAAGGTCCGCACAAACATCGTTTACGATATCTATAGGGTTTTCCTTATTCTCGCTGGTCATTTTTTCTTTTAATTTTTCAAGCATGGATATAGATTAAGGAATAAACAGAATAAAATATCATAAAAACGACTTTCCGAAATTATATAAACTCTTAAGGTTTTCGTTTTTAAAATACAGAAAAAAGGAGTGTTATGCCTAGTTATAGATTTCATTGCAGAAATGAGAAATGTGGAGCTGACTTTTTAAGACATTTTAAAATTGAAGAGTTTGAAAAAAATCAATATGGTTCGGGTTATGGTTGTTTTAGATGTGGTTTTCCACGTATGGCCGTAATCAAGTCTAATAAAGTCGCTAAGGATGGTTTCCAACCAGGCTTTCAGCGAAACATAATGAAACATTGTGCTACCTATGGAGAATATAAAGCCCACCTAAAAAGAATGGGCTTAGTTGAAATAGGGCACGAGGACTTGGAAGAATCAGAAGATAACAAAACAGAATATTGGACCGACGACATCTTGAAAAAGGTTTATGCTAACGGGATTAAGATATCAGGCCGTGAGGCGGACGCTCTTAAAAAGGGGCTGGCTTAATCAAAAGGGTCTACGATGTTACCCATTAAAGCCGTTTCCATGTCTTTAGATGGGCTATAGCTCCAGCCCTTAACTATTTTTTTAGGTTTGGTTTTCTTTTTAACCTTAAACTCTATTTGCTCGGCGCTCGGAGCGTTTTTATTTAAAGATTTTGCAAATTCTGTGATGTATTTATTTTGCTCTAGTTGCCTAACTTCTATTCTTTTCATGAAATTAAACACTGAATGCGCAAATATAAAAAAGAGTGCTAAGTAACCGCTGTAAAATATAATTTCCATTAATCGCCTTTAATCTATTTTATACTCTCTAACGCTAAACCTTAAGTCAATTTGGGCATTGTTAGTATTTGTGTCAACAACAAAATATAAGACATCGGTAGGCGTCAACCTAAAGCCTACAGGTTCGTTTAAAGTTACAATCGAATCGGTGCTTGTATCAATTAACACCCTAAACACTTCATAGGTCGTTGCTACGTTTCGGTTATAAGCATACCCTTTAACTGTTAATCTAGGGCTACCACCGCCCGAAAGTTTGTTTACATTAATCCAAAGAAATTTTGCGACCGCGTAACTATTTGAATCAACAAAGAATATTGCCTGCTGAGTCACGCTGTTACCCGTAGGAATAAAAGCCTGTGTAGTACCTGCCGTTGTTGCCGTGAAGGTTATATCGTTTCCATTACTCCCAGTGCCCGCATTTGATGCCACAGAAACCCTATTAATGCCTAAGCCTGAGAAACTAGTTACGTCACTCCCATCACTACCTAGAACGTGAGTCGCTTCACTGCCTAAACCATTCTCGTCGATATAATCAATGAATAATGAAGTGGCACCTGAGGCGGTCGCCCCGTCATCTGTATTGTCATAGGCAATCGTGAAAGTTTGAGCTTCACCACTTGCCAAAGGTGTAAAATTACCAGTAGTTGCCCAAACAGTCTCTTCACCATTTGCGTCTGTTAAGCCCTCTCTATAACCAAATTTTGTAAAATGCGAGACGCCTGATCTTTGACCTATTACAACCTCATCCTCTGGAATAGTAGGTCTTACAACTAGAGCGTCATTGTCTATTGCTACGGGCTGGTTTGTAGGACTAACGCTTGGAACAAAACCTGAACCATAATAGGTTTTTAATCTAAAATAAGACTGAGCGCCGGCATCATTAACAAATCTAACTCTAAAATAGCGTCCCAGTTTAACAGCGGTATGAAATTCAGCAATACCAGAGGCAACTTTAAAGCCGGCAGGAGGAAAGCTTGAATCCCAATTGGTCCCGTCATTGGAAAAATCAAAATATAAAGTCCCTGAATTGTCAGCCTTAACCATAACGCCAACTTGAGGCATTGAGTTTATTTCTCCGGTGCCTGTAAACGTAGCACCGCTTGTAAGTGCTGTTGTGCTGGAGTTACCGCTAGACTCGATAGAAGAACCACTCATTAAAGCGCGTTTTGCATATTGATCGGTTGCGGCGTCGTAAACGTGTGAACCTTTAACAATATCCGCAACCGGTTCGTTAACATGAGTTACTGCATATAAGTTAAAAGAAATTAACCATAAAAATATAAATCTCATTCCTACCTCAATTAAAAAAATCACTGCTATCTTTTTTGGACCGCATGCTCTGCTTGGCAAAATACTCAACATCTTCTTTTCGCTTGCCAATAAATTCATTAAATATATTATGAATAGTAATCGCCGATTGCCTTAAAGGATCGACCTCTCGATGAATCTTATTAACAACCTTATTTCTAAGAGCTTCGATTGCTTCAATCTGTTCTTTTGAAAACTCAATTTTATCACTCATTAGTCTCTTCCGTTTCACATATTGATAAAAACTCGTTAAGCCAAAATCTAGCCTCACTGATTTTTGTCTCAAGTTTATCTATTTCAGGATATTCCCCCGGTGGGTACTCTCTGCAATACTCTTCTATAATTAATAACAACTCGTCAAGGTAGTCGCCTGTGTCATCCTCTCTTAAGTGTTTTTTTAAACTATCTATTCTGTTTAATATTGGATCGCTCTCATAGGGGAAAATTAATAGTTTCATGGGAGCGCCTTGTCCCATCTGTTTTTAGAATCTAAATTCATTTTTATAATTCTCGGATAACCTGATTTGCTTATAATCATACAACCTAATAATGGTTTAGGTATGTGATTTTTCCCATAAGCAAAGGCCATTGACTCGCGGTCGATTAAGCAACCAGCATAAGCGTCAAACCTTTCATCTATGGCCGTAGCTTGCCAGATTATTTGCATTTTCCCATGGAAGTGCCCTTGCACTGCTCCATAACAGCCCATTTCTTTAACCAACTTACCATTTGCACTTGTCTTGCCATGGCACAAATAAATATCTCCCATTTTGGTTTGAAGTATAATCTCTTCATGCCATGACCATTTTTTAACACCTAGTATCTCATTATAGCTTTTAAATAAATGTCTAGGTAGGCCGTGATGTTTTTGGCGGCGATAAACTAATGACCCATGATTAGATTCACAAAGGTACATTTTAGGGAATATTGCCTCTAGGCGCTTAATTGAATCAATTGCAGCTTCAAGTTCTCCAGAGGGGCTAAATTGCATGTCTGGGTCGGTGTCATGGAAGCTTATAGAATGAGAGTCAATCTCATCACCTAGATTTATAACAAGTGAATTTTTATCTAGGTATTTTTCTTTTACGGCTATTAAAAATGAGTATAAGTCAGGATGCTCGAAAGGAGCGTGCGCGTCTGGGATAACGAGACACCGCTTGTTTTTAGCGTTAAGCAACTTCACTTAATTAGTGTTAATTAAAAACTGATTTTTTGCAAATTTGAAAGTTTCAAGGTCGGTTATTTAAAAATGTCATTCATTCTTTTTGTGCCAGATATCGCTGCTTCGATGTTTTTATCTTTACGTGCGTTAATTAAATCTATCGCATAACCGTGTTGCCTGCGACCCATTAAGGTTAAGCAAAAAGCAACAACCCTATCGCGCCCATTAAGTTCGACAATACCGTTTTCGCCTCGTGTAATCATTCCAATTTCTTCGATTAGTAATATATCTAAAATGTGCCCAACCTCATCTCTAATTTTTGATATCGCTTCGTTAAGCATGTCGTTTTTAGAGACTTTAGTGGTCCGCCAACCGTAATTAGTTCTAACCTCTCTGGTTTGCTTATCCTCAATAACTTCTTTATAGAGCTTAGGATATCCGCTATTTTTAATCGTCGTGACTGTCGTGTGACCCATATTGTTACACTCTGGGATAATTAAGGCAGTATTATAAAGCTCGCCCAACTCCATTAATAAGTGCCCAAACATGTCGGGATCTATTTTCCCATGCCAACGCGCAACCTGATTATATTCATGGTCCATTATGTATAAGCTCGAAGCGTCTCCAATTGCCAAACCTTCCGAAATATCAGCACCGATATAATATAGCTTTTTAGCCCTAGGAGGTGCATAAATCTTAAGCCCGTCAAAAAACTGCATTATTAAATAAGACTTGCTTAAATTTAACTTGTGCTTAATGTCGTTAATCTTATTATTTTGCAATCTGTTGGTTATTTTTGTAACTGCATCAAGATCAAACACCGGAGAACCTGTGTATAAAAACATCTCATTGTCATCCAATGGAAAATCTTGTTTAAATCGCTCCTCTGGAGAATATAATTGTAATTCATCACTTTGCTGATATTCACTCAATTTTAACCTCCTCCACATTAGATTATGTTCAGTAACACCAGGATGTCTTTTCATAACGTCTTTTTCGTATTTAGTGAGCTTAAAATCGTCAGGTGGCTTGATTATATAATCGTCGACTTCATACCATGCGATAAAAAACCACTTATAAATAGAATCACCCCGTTTAGCAGCCTGTGCAAGATCAAAAAACGGCTTACCTATTCCAGCGCGTCCGTTTCCGGTCGATTCCTTAATTATAGTAGTTCCTTTCGCTAAAGGGATTGAGTTTTGAATACCGTCATCAATTTCTAGCATGTATCGAATAAAGGCAGCCTCACTAATATGCGCGAACATACGAGAGTCAGACCTTCCAGCATTAGGGTCGTTCCCAGTGCCAAATAAAAGCTCATTCCCTAGCCCTGGTTTAATACTTCTTTTGGCCATATCAGGGTTATCAAAAACAAGCTTTTCAGTGTTGTTAATAGATATCATTGGAAGCAATTCTTTTGGATAGTTCTCTATAAATACGCCATACATCTTTTTTATAGACATCGTTCGATCATATTTGTCGGCTATAGCTATTCCGCCATGCCTTTCGAGTGTTGTTAGCTCATTAAAAAATTGGCCGCTGACATCGGTAGTAAACCCACATTGCCTAGGTTTTCCAACTGCTATTCTCACAGGTCCATTGATTGATTTTTTAAACTCATTAAACCTTAATTGATATTTTCTAAGGTTAAACGGCTGAATGCCATTGGTTTTGGTTTTAATCTTTAAGAAGTTTTTAGCGTAATAAGGATAATTAAAGAGGTCGTGCATTGTTATTACTCTCGGATAATTCTCTTTTTAAAACCTTATTTTCTGCCATAACAAGCCTATTTCTACTATGCTCATCTGAGAGTAAATTCATTAGATAAAAACAAAGGCACACGGATAAAAAACCTGCCATTATAAAGAATATTTCAAAGAAAAATAAAGATTGTTCAGAAAAACACATAACACGCCTTGATTAAGATTTTTCGATAATACGTTTTAGCTTTAAGAGGCGGCGGCGATTTTCACCGTCCGCCGTGACAAGTAGTGTATTAATTAAATACAAGCACTCGTCTTTATTCTTCTGATTCAATCTCAAAATACTTTAAAAATTCACTTTCGCGCAAAATACGTCTATCAATTACAACCTTAGCGTCGGGATAATCTCCCTCTTCCGGCATGAACCCACGCCTTATTTTACGGTCTAGCTCTTTTCCGATCTGTTCTTCACCTTCAATAGTTCTAGGAATATAAAAGGTGTACATGTCAGTTAAGCGCACATCATCAAACTTTTTACTGTATTTATACTTTTCACCTAGTTCTAATCTATAGGCACCGGCATCTAACTTAACGTGGTGAGTCGCCTCATTTGTGCATTTGTCCATTTCTAATTTGTTTAAAATATACTCATCGGGAACCGAAATTAATTTACGTTGTCTAAGGAATGTTAAAAACCTCACAAACACATCGCCCGTCTCGTTATCCTTAAACGTTTTTCTAAGCGCCTTAATTGAGTCCTTATAACGTTTTAGCTCTACCTCTGAATCAATCCTTGAATAACTTTTAATAAGCTCATTTACGCCTGCCATGGCGTCTGATTTTGTCTTAGTCATAATAATCCTTTATTTTAAAATTTAAACCCTAATAATCCAATAAAAACGCCCATGAATAGACCCAGTGAAAATAAGCACGTTAAAAGCAAATCAGCGTCAAGATTACAGATTGATTCATTCACTTTTCTTGGTCCTTACTTTTTTTAAATACTCTTCGATACCACCAACACTTGCCTTTACATTTAGTTTGTCGTTCCACATACCTAAATGCCTGCCTATTAACTCATTAGCTCTTAAGGCGCCTTTAGAATCAAAGATAAAATCTCCCGTTGGTTTTCCCTCACGGTCGGTTGCCTCAACGGCTTGCATACACCTATCTCTAATTTCCATTATTGATGAGAGAACATTATCGGCACTGACTCTTACTTTTTCAGCTCGCTCATCTAGCAAATCATTAATACGCTGCACAACGTGAACTTTAGTGAACATTCTAGCGCCTAGCGTCTTAGAGGATTCATAAGATGCTCCAGGGTGTGAGAACTGGTATGCTTTTAATTGATTTAAGGTTTCAATATATTTTTGGCAAAACAGTTCTTCTGTGTCGCTTAAATTTGTAATATTATCTTTTTTCTCTCTTGGCATGAAAAAATCATAAAGCTAGACCGTCAACTACCGTATTGTTTTTCGAGTATTCGATTTTTTCTTTTAGATTTTTAATTTCTTTTTCTGTGGTTTGTGGATCTGTGAAAATGCTTAATTGCCTTTGAAGTTCTAATCGCTCCTCGAGATTTTTTATCTCGAGTTCTTTATATTTCTCTTTTATTGAATCTAGTAATATTTTGGTTTCGCTTAGTTTTGGGTCTTCCTTCCCAAACATTAACCACATCACGGTTATGGCATCAATTTCGGCATTGTCGAATTGAGGGAGTATATTCCATAGGAGTTTTTTTTCTTGCCATATTTTATTGAAGAAAACTGCTAAAACTAGCACCTCCTCATAAAAAGCTGTTCTCCTCCCGTTTTCCCTATCTGAGTAACAACCCATAGGGATATTGGTCCCCTGTGAAACATCAATTAATTTTAACTTTAATTTTTCCCTTACCCATTGCAATCGTTTATGCATCGGGTTGGCTTCGCTTAATGCCTTTCTTACCTGTGCTCTGTCGCCTCTTTTCCTTTTACCGTCCATTGGTATTGCCTTTAGTTTTACTTGTGTTTAATTACTATCGTACTGTCTTTTGTGCTGTCGAAATCTCCAAGTAAACCATAGCTCTCAACTTTGTTATTTTCAAATTTTACAAAATATTTTTCATGCTCATAATTTCCATAACCCACAAAACGCCTTGTGTAATAAATCCAATAAAGAGTGCTGCCTTTAGCACTTTTACTTTTTGGTTCTCCTTTAATAATTTTTACTTCTTTTTGGGTTTGGCCTAATTGTAGACCTTTTTCCCTTAATTCTCTTCGCTCCTTTTCACGCTTAACCTGCTCATGCCATGATTCAGGGGCTAAATCTGGAAACATTCCACAACCTTGAAATAATATACATAATATTAAAACTTTCATAAAACCGCCTTTGCTGGATTAATATTATAGCATGAAATTAAGTTATCCACATTTTGACGCGAGTTATCCACATAACTATTCAAATAATTACAATGAGTTAAATTAGTTATTCACATCAATTTTAATGCTTAACGTTGTTTTTTTATTGATTTTTTGCATTTTCCTGAAAAATTTAATAATAGGAGGGGAAGGAATTTTGTGGCAAGTTCAAGGAGGCAATTTAACCTAGACGCCTTAGAGGGCTAGACGGTTATTGCCTTGATGTTTTAAACACCATGAATCGCTTTGCGAGGGCAGGAACCCTAAGATAAACTTAGGCCCTATTTTAGAGCTAATTTTAAACTATGTAAAATTTACAACCCTTAGTTTTACTTATAGTTAATCGGCTAACCTATAAGCTTAAATTATACCTTAATAATAACATACACTTAAACCATGAACAAATACCCGACAATAATACTTACTATTAAATTAAATATATATTATAGTATTAAAAAAGGCGGTTATCATGAATCAAGGCAAGTTAAATAAGACATTTATTGAATCACTACTTAAAGAGGTTATGCCAGCGGTTAAGGCTAATAATGGTGACGATCTAAACTATGAATTTGAACAAAATAATGCGTTTTTTGAGAGTGTTTACGACCACTTAGAGAACGCTCTTTTTGAGTACATGCAAGATAATTTGGAGTATGTAGGTGATTCCAAAGACTTAGAGCATCATATTGATAGGGCCATTCAGAGAACTAATGATTTAAAGAATTTATAAAAGGCGGTTTAATGGAATACCTTATAAAAATAACAAAGGAATTATTATGGAAAATTTAAGACGTGTATTTATTTCAACTCATATTTATAGCGATAATCCTGGTTACGACAAGGTCGCAAATTATGACACTAGAAAGGAGGTTGAAACTCCTGATAGATTCCACAAAAATATTAAGGTTTATAATACAACGCCCAAATATCAAAAAATTGTCGAGCTGGAGGGATTCTTTCATTGTTTCCAAACTGAAAGCTCAGACAATGAGCATTATACGGTTGCAGTAATTGAAAAACTTAATGGTCAAGTTATGATAGTTGACGCTAATCATATTAGATTTATGGATAGGTGATTTATGGGACGATGTAAAAAAAATGAACGCAACGCTGGCAGACCTCTCAAGGGTGACAAGCCCAGAATTGCTACTTCGATTAGTATTGACTCGGACGCTTTTAACGACCTTAAAAAGCTATTTCCGGTCTTTAGCGAAGGCGTTGAGGTAGCAATTAAAGAATATCTTAAAAATATAGGCGAAACCGATGAGTAAAAAACTCTATTCCAATGAGATTAACAAGGCCTTACTTTTAAAGTTAAACAACACAACTCTTATAGAAGTTGAAAAGCTAACCAAAATTAACAAAGTGAGAATACACCGGATTAGAAATAAGATCGGGAACCCATGCACTATGAGAGAATTATCAATATTTGAAAAGTCGGGAGTTATTAATATTGCTGACATTTTTCAAAATATCAAAAAGAATTTGCAAAAATGAAATTAGTATAATACAAAAATAAAAGGCGGTATTTATGACAAATTTAATTAAACAAGAATCTATCTTGTTCCAACCCGAAACGGTTAAAGAGTTATTTGCGACGTGTGCTTCGTTAGCTAAAACTCCTTTTTTAAAACCTGAATTAAGAAATAAACCCGAAGCGGTTTTAAGCATAATTCTGTTAGCTAAAGAGATTGGTGTTCAGCCAATGACAGCACTTGCAAAAATGCATTTTATCCAAGGGCAACCAACATTGCCGGTCCAAATGATGTTAGCACTAGCCAAAGAGTACGATAAAACTATCAAGTATAAAGTAGAACAGGATAACAAAAACGAAAGTGTTACTGTTAGCGCGATTGACAGTGACGGTGATGTTTTAGCCTCTTCTACATGGGACGCTACAAGAGCTTCAAAAATGGGGTTACTGGGGCGCGACCAATATAAAAAGCAACCTTTAACTATGTATAAATGGCGAGCGACCGCCGAGGTTATTAGGTTTGTTTGTCCTCAAGCCGTTAATGGTCTATTGGGCACCGAAGAGTTTAAAGACTTAGACGGCAAAATAATAGAAGTTAAAACTTTAGATCAAGAGTTAGAAGAGGATTTTCCAATACCAGAGGCTGAAAAAACTATAGGTAATTTATACCGTATTCAAAATGGTAAGCATCGCGGTTCTCAGTTACAAGATTTTTCAAGAGAAGAGCTGGAAGAATATAAAGAACAATTAGAAAAACAACTAACCTCTAAATCTGTTAGGCCATGGCACGATAGTTTGCACCATGTAATTTCTAACTATTTAGATCAATACGACCATTTTAAAGCATTGCAGGATTAAATGATTAGTGAAAATCTAGTTTTAGAACTTTTAAACAAAATCATGGAAGTTAATAACAAAACCGAAAAAGCAGTTTTCTTTGATTATTCGGGACATATTAACAACGTATCACTCAGGGTTTGTGCCGGTAAAAAAGGCGAGCACGTGAAAGACGATGACGGTTTTAAAATATACGACTATAACAAAGAACTTTTTGAAGCGCGTATAAGCTTAGAGCGTGCAGATGAGTATTATGTAAAAGATATCATTTTAAAGCTAGATAGGTTTATTGATGAAAGTAATTAGGTATTTATTTTTTTTGTTATTAAGCTTAATTTTTGTGGCTTGGATGAGGTTTGTCTATAACGATGTTATTAACCCTGGTAAGTAGGTCCGTTTGTACACTGAATTAGTAAAAGAAAATTGGCTTACTACTCTCTTATTTGGGAGCAAATGCCGTAATTGTAAAAAAAGACATTATAAAACAAGAATGGCTTTAGCCGGTAGGTTTTGCCCTTATTGTTTTTGTGTGTTTATGAAAGGATGAATTTTATTATGAAATATTTAAAGAGATTACTTTTATTTATACCAGCATGGCTAGTAATGAGTTATGTCTTGATTTGTAACTATGGGTTCAACAAAAAAATACCACTCAACAAAATTGGTCGGTGGTTTTATAAAAAATGTGAATTTACGTTCTAAATAAAAGCAGGAGTTATGATGAGTAATGAATTTAATACAAAATACACAGACAAGGTTGTTAAAGATTCTATCCGTCTTTTAAAAGAAGTTGAAAGTTCTTTATTGAACTACAAACATCTTTATCATGAGCGAGTTGGATTAATTAAAGAGTTAACCATTAAACTCGCAAGAGCGGAAGCATATATAGATAGTGTTGGTGAATTGAAAGGTTACAACGAAATTAATAATAAATAGTTGCGAGGATTTTAATGAATAGTTTAACCCTGGGGTTTTGGATATTTACCTTTTTACTATGGAGTACTTTTTTGTTTCTTGAAAGAAGTAACGAAATTAGTTTTTACGTAATAGGTAGTTTAATGTTTATAATAGGACACCTTCACAAAATATAAGGTAAGATTTTATGAAAGATACAGAATGTATATTTATAGTTGTTGCGTTAAACGCTTTATTGACCATGCTTATTGGTTTTAAGGTTTTTGAATTAGTATAAATGAATTAATTTTATTATGAATGAAGATTGGAAATATATAAAAGGTACGGAACGAAACTACTTGGTAAGCAGTAAAGGTCGCATTATGAGCCTAAAGCACAAAGCAAAACCGTGGTTTTTAAAGTTTGGGAATAACAAGCAAGGGTATGAAGTGGTTACTTTGATGTATCCTAACTATGTCTCTAAAAATAAATTAGTTCACCGATTAGTGGCTGAGGCGTTTTTATTTAATGATAATAATTTACCAATGGTTAATCATAAAGATATGAACCCTGTTAATAACAATTTAGAAAACCTTGAATGGTGTGACAATAAATACAACTTAAATCACGCAAAAAATATTAAAGGTAATTGGCAAGCACGTGGTGAAAAAAGTGGCAAAACAAAGCTTAATAATAAGCAGGTTAAAGAAATTGTTCAAATGCTAAGCGATAGAACTGACAAAGAGATATCAGAGCAGTTTGAAGTAAGCGTTTCAAATATAAATGGTATAAGAAATGGCAAATCATGGTCTTGGTTAACCGGCATTGACGCAAAGTAAGATTGCAGTTGATTTTGTACTATGGAGTAAGTGATGAGGTTTTTTGATTGTGTAAAATGTGAAA